CCTTAGAAGTTAAATTTAACTTTTGTTCAGTTTTTTTCTCCGGTTGTTTAGATACTGCATCATTTAATGCTTGATCCATATCTTTAGCATCTTCTAACTCTTCTTCTTCTTGGTTTCCGGGTTGTGTAAAAAAATTATAAACTGGATCTGTAACTTTTTTTGCTAAATCATAGCCGCCTTCTGCTATATTAGAAAATCCTTCAGGTATTAATCCTATATTTCTTGCAGAGCCTTTCATCATACTAGTAAAGCCTGTATCATCTTCTTCAGGAACAAATAAATTTTTTAATGCTTCTTTATTATCAAGCATAGCTTGAGGCATACCTTTAATGTATTCTAAAAAATCATCACCATAATTTGTTTCTTGTGGCAATCCATCCTGCGCTCTTATAACACCACCTTCTGCAAACCTTCTAGACTGACCACCAAAAGGTGCGTTTCTTAATTGACCACTAATAGGCTGCTCGCCTCTTAAATCTACTGAAGGCATAACTGCAGGTCTAGGCATACCTTTGCCACCAAAACCTATTTGCGGAGGAGGTCCTCTATATCCGGGTCTAGGAAACATAGGCATAGCAGGTCTAGGCATTTCAATTGCGGGCCTTATCCTTTCCATATTATTATCTAAATCAATATTGAACTTTTGCTCTGCCTCTTGTTGCACACCGTCTAGATAAGGATCTATCTCTTGACCCATGCTATTTCTTATTTCATTACCAAACTGCGCAAGTCCTCCAGAGGCCATCTTCATGGGTGCGCTTGTACCCACGCCTTCTGACACTGCACTTTGAGGAGCCATTGCTTCAGGCATACCCATCATACCTTGTTGAGGCACACCTGCTGATGCTACAGCTTCTTCAGCCACTGTAGGCTGTTGTTGTGCCTGTCTTGCTTCAAAGTCACCCTTAACTCTTTTTCTTCTATTTAATTCAGATAAAACAAGAAACTGTGGTGTAGAGCCACTAGGCTGTTGCATTTCTTTAACAAGCTGATCTTGAGAAAAGTTTTTTAAATCATCTTGAACTTGTAATAAATTCATCATTAGCCTGTTATCCCTTTATATAATCCTAAACCAGCTATACCTGTGCCAAGTAAATCTTTTACAGGATTATACTGTTGAAATTTAGTTGTTTCAGTAGACGGCTGTACAGGTATACCTCTTAACAATGAAGAGTAAAACTGTAACTGCTCTCTTGGATAATCTCTTTGTCTAACAAAATCTTCGTAATCTAAGTCAAGTCCCGCTTGATCTCTTGCCTGTCTGTCTTTAGCTATTTTTTCTAACAACTGTGCAGACTCAATATCACCTGCTCTAGCCTTTTCTCCTAATGCAGCTAACTGCGCACCCTGTTGTGTAAGAGCATCAGCCGCACCTAATCCAAGTTTTTCAGCTGCCATTCTGGATTCTCTGTCTGCACCAAATTGCCGCTGTGCATCTTCAAAAGCCTTTTGCTGACCTGTTGCCTGTATTTCCGCAAGTTGTCTTTGTAATCCTTCACCTGCAAGAGCTTGCTGCACACCCTGTCTAGAACCACCAAATGCACCAGCTTGACTGGCTGCAAAATTACGATCAGCCTGACCTCTATTAAAGTCCAATACTGCTTGTTGTTTTTGCACATCTAATACATTCTGCAAATAAGGTGACATATACTTTTGTGCTTGTGCAGAATCAAAATCTTGTGATTTGTATTGTGTTCCCTGTAACGCTCTATTCATTGCAGTCGTTGTACCTGCTGTTGCTGTATCAAAACCAGCAATAGGAGACCCTGCAACTTGCCTTGCTAAGTCTCTTGATGCTTGTGTGTCTTGATTTTCTGCAGCTAATCTTTGACCCTCATAAGGGGTATAGTCACGCTTTGACTCTGCCTCTGCTCTTTGAATTAATCTCGTAGCATATGGCTCATAATAATCAGGCAAAGATGTTTGTGTTATATTTTGTTCCGTTGGTTGACTTGGAGGTCTTGATCCACCTTTACCCATTATCTATCTCCATTCTATATGCTATATACTCAGGTTTCCAGTTATAACTTTTTAATACCTTAGTCCATGCTTTTCTACCATAGCCTTCTAAATGACTACATCCACAATCTTTTGCAAAACTATTAAATTTTTCTAGGGCAATAGGGAGCCATTCACTCATTCTTTTGCCGCCTACCCAATCCATAGCTAATGCTCTTCTGTTAGGATATTCTATTAATCTAGTTGTTATTGCAGCTATCACTTTTTCATCTTCCTTTTCATCTATAATTAGCCATAAATTATAGTATCCTTCTTTTATATGCCTATAAATATCATCTATATGATACTTACCGCCACTTGTTTGTATGGCTTTGTTTAACATCGCACTAACATCGCCCCAAACTATATCTGTCGCCTCTAGAGGAACTGCTGTGCATATCATGCAGGCAACATCATCTCATCAGGCACTGCAGGTGGCTGTGTAGTGCCACCAGTTCTTAATTGTCTTACTCTGTCCATCATTTCTTCTAGTTTATTAGAACCTGCGTCTGAAGACCCATTTCCGATGCCACTAACAACGTCAGCAGGAACAACAAACTCACCATCACTAAGTAATACATCTTGATCTCCTTCCATAGAAGCAGGTATCATGTCAGACATACCGTCACCAGCGCCTTTTACCATTCCATCCCCTTCTTGTTGACCAGATGGTATATCTCCAGACTGAACTCTTGTCATAAGATCTTGTAATGCCTCTTGTCCGAACTGAGCCACAAATTGACCTAATATAACTTTTTGTTGATCAGGATCGGTTACTTCGCCTTGTATGACATCTATTGCACTACTTATTAACTCTTTGTCATTCATGCCTTCTTCTGTCATACCACCTAGACCCATATCCATAGCCATCATATCGTCTTCTACTGGACCACCTTCGGCCATGTAGTTTGGTGCAAAGTTATAGTCAAATTCACTGGTATCATCAGGATCACGCTTTTTCTTAAATCTAACAGTATCTTCAGGTGCCATTCCTTCAGGAAAAATTCTTTTTTCTTTTTTCTCATACTCAGGTGGCTTGATCATTGAATCAGCCATTAGACCACCTAAACCTGCACCTATAGCTTCAGGCCTTGTTAACTGAGACATAAGACCAGCTTGTTGTCCTATAGTTTGCGGAGTTGCTAATTGTGCCGCAGATCCAGAGCTTGCTAATCCTGTTCTTAAAAATTCACCAGAACCTTGACCAGCACCTTGAGCAAAAGGCGTTGCTGCATTTGCTGTTATATTTGGATCAACACCACCTAATTGACCTCCCAAGTATCCGCCAAGCCCTCCTAAAGCAGCGGCTCCCAAGGCATCTTCTGTGCTACCGCCTTGTAATAAGGACCCTATTCCACCACCTATAGCACTTGCTATAGCGGCATTAGACGTAAGAGCTAAACCTGCTGGACCGAGTATTGCTGGTGCCGCTAAACTTAATATTGTTGATAACATATTATGCTCCCACTGCTTTCATTCTGCTTATTAATCTTTCTGCTCTGTTTGGTACTTGTGTTCTCCACTTTGACTGATGCATCTGCTTTGATGCCTCTTCCCAATTACTTTCAGTTATAGCTTTCTTTAGTTTACTAAATTTTGAGAGCCTTGTGTACCCCAGATTGTACATCATATTGCATAATATTAATTTTACTTCCTCTGGCAACTTATAAAAACCTTTATATAATTTTTCGCAATCTTCTATAGTTCCTTGTATATCTTCATTAAAACAGCTATTTACACGCTTTCTACTTACCGGTGTGCCAACAGGCATACCATGTTCTGGATCTGTCTTTTTTACAAGGTGACCAATTCCAAAAGTTGGTAATTTTAAATGATCGAGGTATATTTCAGGAACGTTCCCCTCGTCTGCCTCTATCTCTAATCTTAGTTGCTCTATATCCACGACTATCTCCTTTGGTTTCTTTTAACACATTGCACATGTTTGTAATAAAAATAATTGCCTATCTTATTAAAAAACTTTGATAATCTTAACCATGTCCAAATCATTTCTTGTTAGCTTTCCTAATACTTTCTTTGCCTTTTTTAAATATACTGGCTACATCTGCCTTACCCATAACCTTTGCTCTTTGTTCTCCAACAGTCAAGATTTGTATCTTTCTTGCAAAAGGTTTGCTAACTTTCTTAACTTTAGCAACTGTAGCCCTTGCATCTGCAGGTGTTGCAAACTTAATACCTACTGTGTCTTTTGGGTTC